AAAATTCAAGAAGTCTGCTCAGAAAGAAGTTAACTATCTTGTGAAAGAATTTGAGTGTAAGAAGTCTGCAGATTCTTATGCCCGTGCTACAACCGCTCGCACTGGTGTTCTTGACTGCACTAAGTTGCACACTTACAAATACAATGAAGATCTATTCAAGAAAGTTACCACACTTGCTGATGGTAAGAACCATGGACTCATCTTCATTCTAGATTGGTCTGGTTCAATGGCAGATGTTTTGACCGACACTATCAAACAACTTTTCAATTTGGTTTGGTTCTGTAAGAAAGTCAATATTCCGTTTGAAGTATATGCATTCACAAATCATTGGGCTCATGCAACATATGATGATGACGGAAAGTTTATTTCTGGTCCTGAAATTAAGTATGAACTGAAAGAAGATATTTTCAAAATTGATAAAGATTTCAATCTTTTGAATATGCTCAGTAGCAGGATCAAGTCTTCAGATTTTGAAAAGTGTATGATGAACGTATGGAGGATTGCGACTTATTATCAGCGGTCAGGTGTCTCCTATCACAATCCAACACAAACATCTTTGTCTGGAACTCCACTGAATGAAGCTATTATCAGTCTTCATCAAATTATTCCACAGTTTCAAAAGACCAATAAACTTCAAAAGGTTCAGTGTGTTATTCTCACTGATGGTGAAGCACATCAACTAAATCGTCATGTAGAGGTAAATTATCGATACAATAGTGAAAGTTACATTGGAACTCGATCTGTAAATCCAGAAACAACTTTCCTTCGTGATCGTAAAATTGGAACTACTTATAGTTTTGGATATTCTTATCATGAGTTCACACAAGTTCTTTTGAATAATCTTCGCGATCGTTTTCCAAATGTAAACTTCATTGGCATTCGTGTTCTAGGTCCTCGGGAAGCAGGTAAGTTCATGCAAATGTATCTCTATGGTGATAAATTTGATGAAGCTGAAAAGTCATGGAAAAAGACTCGCAGTTTTTCAATGAAAGAAGTTGGTTACAATACATATTTTGGACTCTCTGCTAATGCTCTGTCGCAAGAAACAGAGTTTTCTGTAAATACAGATGCAACCAAAGCACAAATCAAATCTGCATTTACAAAGTCTCTGAAGAGTAAAAAGATGAACAAAAAAATTCTATCTGAATTCATCTCTCTTGTCTGCTGAGACCAGTTCATAAACTGGCGGCCACGCCTTCCATTCCCTCCACTCCCGTACTATAATAACTTCAGTTAAACAAAGCAAATGGGTCTCTCCAAAAGCAGCATCATCGAATGTCTCCGCGAATCTTACGGTGAATCTGTAAACTCCGCTGAGATCAGGGCATTTTGCAAGATGAATGATTTTAATTATCAGACCATCACAAACAAACTGACTGATTATAAAATTGGTCGTGGCAAATGGAACCTGGAAGTTACGAAAGAGACAGTTCAGGATCTGGAAGTAACTTATAATTCACCTGCAGCTATGCCTGCAATTGAGCAAAACCTTATTCCTCAGAAAGATGATTCCTTCGTCAAGTTTGGTAATTTCAGCGATATTCGCAAGATTATTCAATCGCGATTGTTTTATCCGACGTTCATTACGGGACTTTCGGGCAATGGTAAAACGTTCTCGGTTGAGCAAGCGTGTGCCCAACTCGGACGTGAGTTGATTCGTGTTAACATCACTATCGAAACAGATGAAGATGATCTCATCGGTGGTTTTCGGTTGGTTGACGGTAATACTGTTTGGCACAATGGGCCTGTTATTGATGCTCTACAGCGTGGTGCTGTACTGTTGTTGGATGAGCTTGACTTGGCCTCTAACAAGATTATGTGTCTTCAATCGATTCTTGAAGGAAAAGGTGTTTTCCTGAAAAAAATTGGTAAGTTCGTTCAACCTGCTCCTGGATTCCAGATCTTTGCCACTGCCAACACCAAGGGTAAGGGTTCTGATGATGGACGCTTTATTGGCACCAACGTTCTAAATGAAGCATTCCTGGAGCGTTTCCCTGTCACCTTTGAGCAAGAATATCCAACCCCACAAATTGAACAGAAGATTCTGGGTAAACTTTGTGATGATGAGGTTTTCTGTAAGCGACTTTGTGATTGGGCTGATATCATCCGTAAAACTTTCTATGATGGTGGTATCGAAGAGATTATCTCTACTCGTCGTTTGGTTCACATTCTTAAGGCATACAGTATCTTTGGTGACAAAGAAAAGGCAATTGGAATTTGCCTAAATCGTTTTGACGACGAAACCAAACAGTCCTTCTTGGAACTGTATGATAAAGTTGACGCCGATTTTAATTTGACCATTGAAGAATGATAGAAGTCTCTCAAAAATGCCCAGAGGTGTGGTACATAAAAAACATCTTTGATGTAAATATGTACGAAGGAATTCTTGAAGAGTTCCTTCCCTTTCATTCTCAATGGGTTTTTGATAAACATGAGAATCCAAATGATCCAATTTTTGGAATGCTGATGGATTGTCATGAGCATTCTGAGAGTTGGCCTTACAGTACAAATTTCCAGTTCATTAAGGCGTCAACTATTGCCAAACTCAAAATTCAAAAGATTTTGAAAAGAGATTTGGAATTGATTAGAATCAATACCAATATTCAATTTCACGGTCAAGATTCTGCTTTTCACACCGATGATGATTATTACATCGATAATCCCGATGTTAGATGTTGGACGGTTGTTGTTTTTTCTGAATATGATTGGGATGCAACATGGGGTGGTCATGTAGAAATTCAAACTGAGAGAGATTCCGAAGATTACATTGCACTTCCATTCATGCCCAATTGTGCTGTATTATTTGATGGGAGTTTGTATCATAGGGGATTGGCTCCCAATAGATTCGCTCAATGCGAAAGAAAAACACTTGCATTTTTATTCAAAGAGGTGTAGAATGTGACCAACTCTTGGAGTTTACTTTACGAAGAAATGAATGAAGAAGATCGTATTATTTTGAGTGATGATCCACTCGATAAAATTGCACAAGACACTTATGATCAGTTGATGTCTCCTGGTGGGCTTCCATCTGCTTTTGATGATGGGTGGACAGCAGAAGCAAAACTAAACGCTATGACTAATGAAAATCAAATCGATCTAAATCTTGAATCCACTTCTAAAAATGGTTTTTGGAAGTATGAAGAAGATCTTACTATGAAAGAGATTCGTGACTATCTCTCTGGTACTTACAAGTCACACTATACATCTCAAGAATCTAAAACTCAGACTCTTGATCTAATTGAAAGTATTGGTGATGCAGAACCTTTCTGCAGATCAAATGCAATCAAATATCTTTCCCGCTTTGGAAAGAAGAATGGCAAATCCAAACTTGACATTTTGAAGGCAATCCACTATTGTATCCTTCTCTATCACTTCTCAGGACTTCACACCCCTCCTTCCGATAATTATGAAACTTTCTAAGCAAACTGTTGCTATCTTGAACAATTACTCTGATATTAACCAGTCTATCCTGGTTAAAAAGGGTGATCAACTTCGTACTATTTCAGTGATGAAGAATATTCTTGCTGAAGCAAAGATTGAAGAAGAGTTCCCAAAGGACTTTGCCATCTATGATCTTCCTCAGTTTCTAAAAGTTCTTCGTCTACATCAAGATCCTGAGCTTGATTTCAGTGAAGATAATTATGTTACTATTCGAGAAGGACGTAATCGTTCACGTTATTTCTTTGCCGATCCTAATGTGATTGTATCTCCACCAGAAAAGCAACTCAATCTTCCCAGTGAAGATATTACTTTTCAAATCAATCAGGGTCATCTAAATCAACTGCTACAAGCAGCAAATACTCTGGATCTTCCTGATCTTGCTGTCATTGGTGATGCTGGTGTCATTCGTCTTTCTGTTCGTGACAAGAAGAACGACACTTCAAACGATCACTCAATCGTAGTTGGTGAAACTGACAAGCAGTTTAGTTTCAATTTCAAAGTTGAGAACATTAAGATTCTCCCTGGTAACTACACAGTCACCATCTCTAGCAAGTGTCTCTCAAAGTTTACCAATACTGTTGAGTCACAGGCCCTAGACTACTTCATTGCACTAGAACCAGATTCCGTGTATAATGACTGATGTGGAGACTCTGGAGCTATGCTCTAGGTAGAAAGGAGGGTAGGACTGACGCTGAGGCAAACATCATTGCTCTCATACGAACTCTTATTCTCCTTTCCTACCTAGTCACCAATCTTTTTATCATCAGCGGAGTAATCCGCCATTGGAACGACAATGAACATCTTTGTAACAGATCCCGATCCTTGGAAGTCAGCTCAGGTTCTTCCTGACAAGCATATCGTCAAGATGCCGCTAGAGACTTGTCAGATGCTAGCAATTGTATGTTCAAAAAAATGGGGTCATGATTTTGGCACTCTTCCTAGAGCAGATGGGTCTCCCTATGCTACTGAGAAGGGTGCTTTTCGCAATCATCCCTGCACCATTTGGGCAAATGAGTTTGTGATGAACTGGCAATGGTTGCTTTCACATGGCATCGCTCTCTGTGATGAATACAAGATGAGGTATGGGAAGGTTCACACATGCTTTCGTACTCTGATGGTGGCAAAGGAAATACTCCCTACAGGAGACCCTACAGGGCGCTCTGGGAAGGGTCCTACACCATTTGTTTTTGCTGGCCCTGATGAGTTTAAATATGATACAGGCATTGATATTTACGACAAGTATAAGATGTACATTGCATCTAAACCTTGGGTGAAAGACAATTACCTTCGCATACCAGATAGGAGACCAGAATGGATTTAAGAGACAGAGTATTTAAATACTCCTTTGAAAAACACTCAGAACTCAAAGACACTCTCTTAGAAAAAATTGCAAATGCAGAATCTGAACATGTAGATGATAGTGGTGAATATGATGCAAGCACCATCTCAAGTACAGATTTTTTTATTGGGTTGAAGAGAGAGCATAAGGCTCCATATTTCTGGTTGTTTGATGATCACCTGGGTGGATTTTATGATCACCTAAAAGAAAAATACTTTTTTAAAACATTTACCGTTGGTCATGCTTGGTATCAACAATATGTGAATGGTGATACTCACGGTTGGCATATTCATCAATCATCAAATCTGTCTTATGTGTATTACTTGGAACTAACTGATCCCAAGTATGCAACTCAGTTTTTTGATGCAGAAAAGAGGGAACTCTACCAACCAGAAGCGCAAGAAGGTGATATAATAGTGTTTGACTCGTATATCCCACACAGATCACCTAAAATCAAATCCTCGACCAGAAAGACAATTATCAGTTGTAATATGTCTTTCGATTTTTCACTTGATGTTCCTCGAATCAAATCTTATTATGAATGAATTTCTTTGGGTTGAAAAGTATCGTCCCAAGACTATTGAAGAGTGTATACTTCCTGACAATATTAAGCAGACCTTCCAAGATTTCCTAGATAAAGGAGAGGTTCCTAATCTTTTGTTGGCGGGACCTGCTGGTTGTGGTAAAACCACAGTGGCGAAAGCGTTATGTCACGAATTGGGAGTAGACTATTATGTCATCAATGGATCCGATGAAGGACGATTTTTGGACACAGTTAGGAACCAGGCAAAGAACTTTGCTTCGACCGTATCACTTCAAGGCAATGGCAAACCAAAAGTCATCATTATTGACGAAGCTGACAACACAACCCACGACGTACAACTCCTCCTACGGGCGAATATTGAGGCATTTTATAACAACTGCCGATTCATCTTCACCTGCAACTACAAAAACCGAATCATTGAGCCCCTCCATTCTCGATGCGCCG